CCCTTTGCGCCGGGGGGCTTATTGAGGAAGGGAGGCGATCAGATGCCGGAGAAATTCCTAACAAGCCGTGAGGCGCGCGGTCTGTACGGCGTGAGCCGTGCGACGTGGGACCGAGCGAGGAAGCGCCCGGGCTTTCCGAAGCCGGTGATGCTCGGGCCGCGGTGCTACCGCTGGCGCGAGACGCAGTTGCTGGCCTACGCCGAGAAGACGCAGGACGGAAAGGCCGCGTGAGCTGTGCGCCAAAACACGAACGCCCCGAGCGCTGCCGGGCGCCTCGGGGCGGGAAGCTCTGCCGAGTATGCGGAGGCCGAACTGATGGCGGCGAAGAAGAAGGCCAAGCCGAAGCCGCAGCCGGTGGTGAAGCCGAACCCGTCACCGCTGCCGGGTGAGATCGCCGACCTGTTGTCGCGCTCGATGGCCGCGCACCTCGCGAGCAAGCAACGCGGCGGGCGGAACCTCACGAGGCTGGCCGAGGCGTACGACCTCCGCAAGCAGGCGATTGCCGCCGACCCTGCGCGGGTTGACCCGGCGTGGGCAGCGGAGCAGGGCAGGACGACAGCGCAGAGCGACACTCACACGGAGCTGATGATGTTCTATCGGGAGACGCTGGACTGATGGCGGACAAGGAACTCGAAAAGAAAAAGCGAAACGTCAAGTGGGCGCTTGACTCTGACTCCAAGCAGCGCGAGCGGGAGAAGGAGGCGCTCCGGTTCCGCACGGATCAATGGGACGCCGACGCGAAGCGGGCCCGGAGCGGCGAAGACGGGTCACAGACGAAGCGGCCGATGCTGTCGATCCCGAAGTTCTTGCAGCCGCTGAACCTCGTGCGAAACCAGTTCGCGAACGCGCACCTGGGCGTGGTCGTGCATCCGCTGAACGAGCGGAGCAACAAGGAGAACGCGGAGGTCAGGCAGGACATCATCCGCAGGATCGAGCGGGACAGCAACAGCGAGTACATGGAATTTTGGGCGTATGACCGCGCGGTGCAGGCGGGACGCGGGGCGTATCGCGTCGTGGCCGAGTACGACCAAGACACGGAGGATCCCTACGATCAGAAGCTGCTCATCAAGCGGATCTACGACCAGTCGCTAGCGGTGTTCGATCCGGCGGCGCAGGAGCCAGACAAGAGCGACGGGCGATTCGCGGCGCTCTTGGCGTGGGTTCCTTACGACGACATGCAATCACGGTTTCCTGCGGCCAAGTACGACTACGAGGGCGAGGCCGAATTCGAGGAGCTGCGCGTCGCGGAGCCGGATTGGGTGACGGGCGTAGACGACAAGCGCGCGGTTCTCGTGTGCGAGTACTTCTACAAGCACGAGGACAAGAGCAAGGCGCGAAAGCGCGTGATGCTGAAGAGCAAGGCCAGCGCGTACGCGGACGAGTTGCCGGAGGGCGCGGAGATCGACGACACGCGCGAGGCTCGGGAGATCGGCCGGACGATCGTCAAGATTTGCACGTTTAGCGCGGCCGAGGTGCTCGAAGAAGGCGAGTGGCCGGGGAAGTACATCCCGCTGATTCCGACGATAGCTGACGAGCTACAGCCGGTAGACGGCGAGCGGCGGTATCAGGGGCTGATAGAGCCGGCGATGGACGCATGCCGGGGCTATAACTACACGGTGAGCCAGGCTATCGAGACGCTGGCGCTGAGTCCGAAGGCGACGGTGGTGGGGTACGAGGGCCAGTTCGAGGGCCACGAGACGAAGTGGAACAGCCGCACCACGCGGAACTGGGCGTACATGGAGATCAAGCCGACGACGATCGACGGCAAGCCCGCGCCGTTTCCGACGCTGATGCAGCCTGACACGAGCGGCGTGCAAATGGCTACGATGATGGCCCAGCAGATGGACGGAGACATCCAGGCCGCCACGGGACTACCCGACCCGTCGCTCGGGAACCTGTCGAGCCGCGACCGCTCCGGGAAGGCGATTCAGGCACTCCAGCAGCAGGCGTACGAGGGGTCGAGCCACTACATGCGGAACATGGCTCAGATTTCGATTCGGCTGCGCGGGTTGATCCTGCTCGACGCGATGCCGTACATCTACGACCGGCCCGGCCGGGTCATGCAGGTTATTGACGCCGAGATGCGGCCACGGCCGATCATGCTTGGCAAGCCGTTCGCGATCGACAAGCAGAGCGGCATGCCGGTCGAGGCGCAGGAAGGCCAGCCGGGCGTCAAGAGTTATGACCTGTCGTCGAGCAACGGCTACGGAATCACGGTGACCGTGGGGAAGGCGTACGCCAGCCGGCAGCAGCAGGGCGCGGACCAATTGACGGAGATGCTCACGGCGAAGCCGGAACTGATGCAGGTGATCGGCGATATCTGGGCCGGGTTCCTCGACGTGCCAGGCGCCGAGCAGTTGCGTAAGCGGCTGCTGAAGATGATCGAGAAGGCGAACCCTGGGATAACGCAGGCTGAAGACGAGGCCCCGACGCCCGAGCAGATGGAAGCCGCGATGCAGGCGAAGGACCAGCAGATGCTTGATATGAAGCAGATGCTCCAGCAGGCGACGCAGGCGCTCGAAACCGAGATGGCGAAGCAGAAGGCGACGCTCGAAAAAGCTCAGATGGAGACGCAGAGCCGGGAGCTTCAGACGGCGCAGACGAATCAGATGAAGCTGATGATCGAGAAGCTTGGCAACCAGAACGAGGTGCTGATCCAAGGCATGCGGGATCTCGACGCACAGCGCGACCGGGAGCACGAGGCCAAGCTGAAGGCTGTCGATCTCGCCGTGTCCACGGTAGACAGCGCGGAGGAGCGGCGGTTGAACGCCGACGAGTCAGAGCGCGGCCGCGCTCACGAGGCCGACGAAGCGGACCGGACGCGGCGGCATGGTTCGGATGAGGCTCAGCGAGCGACGGATCAGGCGGACGGGGCGGGCGAGTGATCGACGGCACTGAGGCGCTGTTGGTGTCTTGCGTCGCTCTCGGACTGGCGTGCGTCGTGAGGATTTGCTGGCTCGTGTGGCGGGACAAGTGAGCGGGATCAGCGTCTCGAAGGCTCGGATCTTGGAGTTCCGGCAGAGCGACGACGAGATCAGGCAGGCTGTCAAACAGGCGTGGAAGGCGATCGGCCCGCTGACGCTGGCGCTACAGAACCAGGCGCAGCGGCTGGACAGGCATTACAACCGCCTGGAAGCGCACCAGCAGGCGATCAACGCGCACACTGATTGGCTGGTCGGCATGTCGAAGGTGAGCGTGTGGAGGCGGCTAAAGTGGCTTCTGACCGGAGGATGAAAACGGCCACGCTACCGCTAGCGGCCTACAGGGCCTACGATCGAATGACGGAATCCGTACTACTCAAGGCTCGCCTGAGGCACCATCCCGAGAGAGAGCGCGGCGCGGACTTGTGCTGGCGTTGCCGGGAGGGACAGCCACGGAAGGAGCGTATGCATTACGTTCCGAGCGATGGCGGGATCGAGCGACGTGAATGCGGCGCCTGGAAATCCGTATGGGCTTTCTATCCTGGAATGATCAATGGCTGAGTCCTTCGTCCAAGCGATTCGCGCCGGCCTACCGCTGGCGCCAAGGCACGGCCGCCCGCCGATGCCCGAAGGCCGGCGCGTGAGCGAGAACCTCAAGGTACGAATGACCCGAGACATGGCCGACTTGGTGTATCGCGAGGCGGCGCGCCGGCAGACCACGGGCGCGGATGTGATCCGTGAAGCCATCGGCGTCTATTTCTGTGGGCCGAAAATCACGGGTTAGCCAGACACCCCGCTATTCTGCGGGCGCTTGAGCGACGTTTCCCCCGCCGTCCCCGAGGTAACGCAGACTCCAGGCGGATACGTGTCCGTTGAGCACAACGGCTGGAGGAGCGAGAGCAATACCCTCAGCGCGGAGCAACTGCGGAAGGCTGTTGACGCGCCGTCCGAGGACGACGAGACATCCGAGGCCGCGGCGAAGCTCGGGAAGAAGGGCGGCGCCGCCGCTGCCGAAGCGCGGAAAGCCAAGCCCAAGGAAGAGCCGAAAGAAGAGCCGGAGGTTGCCGAGAAGGCCGAAGAGCCTGTCAAGGAAGCCAAGCCGGACGAGAAAGACGAAGCCGACAAGCGGCGCCGTGGCGCGAAAGAGCGCGTTGAGCAAGCGACCCAGGAGACGGCGGAATTACGCCGGCAACTTCGGGCACGCGACCAGGAACTCGCCAAGCTCCGGGCGCCGAAGCCGGCCGAGCGTGTAGAGGCGCGCGCCGAAGACTCCGACGACCCTGAGCCGCAGATGGCCGATGGCGACGACGAAGTCGCGTTCCTGGAGGCAAAGGCGCGGTGGTGGGCGCGGCAGGAATTCCAGACGCTCAGCCAGAAGAAGGAAGCCGAGCGCCGAGAGGTCGAGTTCACCGAGCACGTCGAGAAGATGAGCAAGACCGTCGAGACGGCGATCACGGCTGAAGGCGGCCAGACGTTCCTCGACGAAATGACCGAGGATGTCTTGCTGTTGGAGCCGAGCGTGTACGTGATGGCTCGCGGCGAGAAGCCGGACGCACTCAACGCACTTGCAGACGAAGTACTCCGCGCAGGCGAGAAGGCTCCGCGCCTGATGCGCTACCTTTCGGAGCACCCCGACGTATTCCAGCGTGTGTCGTCTCCAACGCTGCGCCCGAGTGATTTCACGCGGGAAATGGGACGAATTGAAGCAAGACTCGAGGCCGCCACATCTGGCCCTACGGCTCCGGTCAAGCTCTCCAGCCAGGCACCAAAGCCCGCGCGGCCAGTCGCGGGATCGCCTGCCATCGCCGACAGCGCGCCGGGACGTGAGGCTCCTTACGAGGAGCACGCGGCCTACTACAACGCGCAAGAACGGCGAAAGAGAACGGCCTAGAAATGGCAAACACTTTTCAAGATCCACTTTGGTACCTGAAGGAAGTCGGGCGCGGCTACGAGAACAGCCTGATGTTCGTGGGCCACATGAAGAAGATCGGGTCCGACGAATTCAAGGTCGAGGGCGCGCGAGTTGGCAACACCGTCAACTACCGGCTCCCGCCCCTGTTCTACGTCTCCGACGGCGCGGCGTTGGACGTGCAGAACGTCCAGAACCGCTCGGTGCCTGTCACGCTGACGAACCAGAAGCACGTCGACATGGGTTGGTCCACGTGGGAGGAAACGACCGAGCTGAACACGGCTCAGGCCGAGTCCAAGGCTGCCGGCGACGCCTTGGCGTCGGTGATCGACGGCCTGGCGTTCTCTTCGGTGTACCGTGACGTGGCGAACGCCATCGGCACGCTCGGGACGACTCCCACGACGACGCTGCTGATGTCACAGGCCGGGAGGTTCCTGACCGACCAGTCGGTCACGCTGCGCGACCGCGTGGCCGTCATCGACCCGGAACATGCGATCGTTCTGGCGAACGCCGTCAGTACGGTGTTCAACCCGTCTCAGGAGATCTCGGACGCATTCCGGGATGCGTTCCTCGGACGTGGCCAGAATCTGACCTACTACCAGGATCAGAACCGACCGCTGTTCACGTCGGGCGCCGCGACAGGAGCATCTACGCCTATCGTCAACGGAGCGAGCCAGACCGGGGCCAGCTTGATCACGAGTGGCTGGGCTTCGTTCTCCGGGGTGCGTGGCGACACGTTCACGCTGGCGGGCGTGTTCACGGTCAACCCGTTGTCGAAGATCTCGACGGGGCGGCTACAGCGGTTCGTGCTGACCGCGAACATCACGGACGCCGGAGGCGCGGCGACGTTGAGCATCTCGCCGAGCATCATCACGAGCGGCGCCTACCAGAACGTGAGCAACAGCCCGGCGAACTCGGCTGTCCTGACGTACTGGAACATGGCTGCAGGCGGCACGTTCGCCGCGACCGTATCGCCTACCGGGATGGTGTTCCATCCCGCCGCGTTCGCGTTCGTCACCGCCGATCTGGTGAAGCCGGGCGGCGGGGCGAGAGTCGAGCGCGTCGGCTCGAAAATCCGTGGGGTGTACCTGCGGATGGCCGAGCAATGGGACGTGAGGTCGGACCAGAACATCACGCGCATCGACACGATCGTCGGTGCCGCGACGCTGGATCAGCGCTTCGCCTGCCGAGTGCAGGGGTAGGGGGCTGACATGGCTTTGACAAGAACCACTCTCGCGGCGGCCGTTGGCGTCGATGACATCTACATCACTGTAGCCTCGGCCACGGGGTTCGCTGCGGGGCGCTTGGTCCGCGTGGACCAGGAGTTCATGCAGATCGGCCAGTCGTACTCCTCGGGAGTGCTGATCGGCCCGATGCTGCGCGGCCGGCAGGGTACGAAGACGACAGCGCACGTCATCACGGCGGGCGTCGTCGTCGGCACGCAGGCCGACGACTGGGACAACGCCGGGACGGGCGTCCCGGTCGGGAACATCATCGCCGGCCGTCCTCGGATCATCGAGAGCATCACGGCCGACAACTCGACCGTGGGCCACACGCCGGCCGGCTCGGATCACGTCGTGATCCTGAACGGCACGAGCGTTATCAACCTGACGATCCCGATTCCGACGACCGACATGGACGGGGACATACTCATCATCCTCGGCAACGGCAAGGCCGCGCACGTTGTGACGATCACGGGCGGCGCCGGTGCGGTCGGAGCCACGGCGGATGTGGTCACGTTCGGCGCCAACCAGGCGCAGGCGCTCTCGCTGATCGCGGCGAATGCGGTCTGGAACTTCCTTGGACCGCTTGCGACCGCGACGGCCAACGTCTCCGGCCCGAGCGTCGCGTAGGAGAACCATGAAGATCATCAACAGACTTCGCAACTCGGCTCTGTTCGCTGTGCTGTTGCTCGCGGCTTCGCTTGGCCTCGTGCGAGCCGCTGTGCAGCGGACGCTGCCGACGTTCACGGCCGACAGTACCGCGGCGGCTTCTCCCACACGGACGGGCAGCTACGGCGAGGCGTACACGATTCCTATCGGCTCGGGCAAAACCTACGCCTACGCCGACGAGGGGGCGTATTACTGCACGTACAACGTGACTGACGGCACGGGCATCGCCGGCCACACCGCGCCGGTGCAGGCGGACTTGAGCACCAAGCCGCTGCTGCACATCTTCAACGGGTCGAGTACTAAGCGTCTGTATGTGGATTACGTCCGCATCCGAATGACGGCGATCGGCGCGGGTGCGACCACGACGGATTTCACGCTCTGGACCGACAGCGCCGGAGCGACCGTCAAGTCTTCGGGCGGAACCGTCGCGACAGTCGTGAATGCGCTGAGCGGTGGCACTGCCGACGGCGACTCGATCGTATCGTTCGGCGCGGTCGTGGCGACGGCGCACTCGAGCGAGAAGCGGCTCGACCATCAGCGAGTACGGTCGGTCGTGGCGGTGGTCGAGGATCAGTACACGTTCGGCTTCGGCCAAGCCGGAACGAACATGACGCCGGCAGCGATGGCGTTGACGGGAACCGCGGTGGTTTCGGCTTACGTCCACATGCCGCCGACGATCGTTCCGCCGCTCGGGAACTTCAAGCTTGTTGAGTGGGGCGCGTCGCAGTCCGGGGCTCACTCGGCGGAGTATTCGCTCTGTTTCGCCAAGCGGTGACCTAGTTGGCGAACCTCGTCACTCTATCCAGCACGACGCTCGTCGGCCCTATCTCGCGGGATGCGAACGAAATCTATCTCGCGAGCACGGCGGGCCTCCGCGCAGGAATGCGCCTCGTCGTCGACAAGGAGTCACTGGAGATCGAGCGCCTGACACCCTACGTCAAGGTCCTCCGGGGGCGCGACGGAACGGGCGGCATCGAGCACGCGAACGGCGCGACAGTTTGGATCGCGGAGGCGTACCAACTCTATCAGCGCGACCCTACGGGGATTCCGCCGACGGAGTTGCTCGTGTCTCCGTGGATCAACTTACAGACCGGCGACGTGTGGTTCGCGCAGGGAGACGCCGTGGGCGCCGGGGCGTCGACGATTCTTCGCCACTGGGTCAAGCAAGTAACGACGTGGACGGCTGGCGCGCTTGGGGTCGTCACCGTCTCGGCCGATCCCGTGGCGTCTACATAGGAGAGAGCATGTCAAGCAACCTGTCGCCGATCTTCGACCTGGACCCCAAGAACGACCCAAAGCCGGAGGAGATCCCGAGCTTCCAGTGGCCGCAGATGTCCGCGTTCGCGCGGGAAATGCGGTCCTGGGAGACGCGGAACCGAAGGCCCGGCTGGACGCCGGAGGGGAACCGCTACCCGCTGATGCTGTGCAAGGCGGTGCAGAAGCTCGACCCTGCCACGGGTGAGCCTTCCGGGAAGTTCTTCGTCACGGACCCGTACGACGAGAGCATCGCCCGGCGCGCCACGCGGACGGTGCAAAACGAGCAGGAGGAGCAGGCGCTTCTGGCCGACGGATGGGTCGAGGGCGTCCAAGAGGCCCTGAAGCGTGCGATGCGGGAGCAGGATGAAATCGCGCGCGTAGCGGCGCATCGGCGTTACGAGGACCGCGGCATGAGCGACGCTGCGAAGGCCGAGGTTCGGCAAGCCGAGGAAGACGCCGGGCTCGACCATGTTCCGGCGAAGCCTGAGGCGCGGCTTGACAAGCGCTCCAGGGCGTACCGCGACGCGAAGAAGCAGGCGACTAGCGCCCAGGCGTAGCGCGGCGACGCCATGGCGGTAGCGACTGTCTCTGACATCTGCCGCGGGGCACTCCAAGCGCTCGGACGGCTCGCTTCCGGGCAGACGATGTCCGCGAATGACGGAGCGCTTGCCCTAGAGCTTCTCAACGGCCTACTGGACCAGTGGAGCGCAGAGTCTCTCGCGATCTACGAATCCACGCGCACCGTAAAGGCGTTCACGCCTAGCGACGGGACGTACACCGTCGGCACGGGCGGCGACGTGAACATCGTCCGGCCTGTGTTCATCGACGCGATCAACTTGGTCAACGCCAACACGTCTCCGAGTATCGAGACGCCGCTGAACTGGCTCACGGATCCGATGTATCAGGCGATCCCACAAAAGGATCTGACGAACACGTATCCGCAGTCGTGGTGGTACGATCCGACGTTTTCAAACGCGCGCGGTACGTTGCAGTTTTGGCCCATTCCTACCGGCAGCAACCTGTCGTTCGCTCTGTACTCGCCGACGGCTGTTGCGCGGTTTGCGGCTCTGACGACGGCGTTCTCGCTGCCTCCGGGCTACGAGCGTATGCTGCGGACGAACCTCGCCCTCGAACTCGCGGCGCCATTCGAGAAGGAGCCTTCCGACTGGCTCATCGAGGCTGCGCGGGAGAGCAAGGCGACAGTGAAGCGAGCGAACATCCGGCCCGTGGAATTGCGGATTGACGCGGGGGCGCTGATCGGCTATTCGGGGCACTATGACGTGTACTCGGATTCAAACCGTTGAGGTTCCCCGGCTTCTGCGGGCCTTCGGGGCAACTCCGGTCGATCCTGGCCGACCAGGAGAGGAGCGTCAACCTCTACCCCGAGCGCCCTGGCCTTCCGGGCGGGTCTACGGACCTTGCGCTCTATCTCGTCCCCGGAGTCGAGCCGATCACGTTGAGGTTACCGGCTATCGCGGACATCACGCCGACGGTGACGAACCAGGGGACCCCCGGAGCGACAGCCTACGACTACTCCGTGATCGGGCTCTTGGGAGACGGCGTGACACACACGGCACTCGTCAGTGCCGGTACAGTCACGGGCGCCGCAGTCCTGAACGGGACGGACTTCAACCGCGTGACGTGGAGCGCGGCGACGAACGCCGTCTATTACGACGTGTATCAGCAGGTAGTAGCGACAGGCGTGATCACGCGGATCGCGACGGCGATTCAGGTGCTGACGTTCGATGACATCGGCGCGGGCGGGACGCTGGCTACGCCGCCGATCACGAACACCACGGGAGTCGTCTACGTCCCTACCGGCGCCGGCAGGGGGCATGCGTTCGTGGATTCCAGGGAGTTCACCGTACAGACCAGCGTGTTGTACGAGATCAGCGGAGCGCTCATCATCCCGCGCGGAGTCGTGGCTGTGGACGGCAACCCGGCGACGATTTCGACGAACGGCGACGGCGGGGATCAGCTCTTCATCACGTCGGGCGGGAACGGTTACAACTACGAGTTGACCACGAATATCCTGACGGCTGTCGCGGGGCTCGCCGGCAAGGCGACGATGGGCGACATGAAAGACGGCTTCTCGCTGGCGTTCGACGGGAACGCGTCTACGTGGTACTACTCGGCGTTGCTCAATAGTTCGTCGTGGGACCCAACTGATTTCGTGCAGCGGTCAGGGCAAGGGGACCCGTGGGTATCGCTGAAGGTCAAGGGGCCGTACATCTTCCTGCTCGGGCAGTACACGTCTGAGATCTGGTACAACGCTGGCACGTCTCCAAATCCGTTCGCGCGGTCCGCTAACGGCGTCGTGTCGGTAGGCTGCGCGGCGGCGTTCTCGCCCGAGGTCGCGGGAGACGCGCTGGTCTGGCTCGGCCGGACCGTGAACGGTCAAGGCAAGGTGTACCGCGCCGAGGGGTTCGCTCCCGACGATATCAGCGAGTACAACATCAATGTTGCGATGGAGGGCTATCCGAACATCTCCGACGCGATCGGCGACACAGATCACGTGCTCGGGCATACGACGTACTACCTGACGCTGCCTTCCGCCAACGTCACTTGGTGCTGGGACGAGAAAGAGCGCATTTGGTATGAGCGCGGGACGTGGATCGCGGAGCTGTCGCGTTACGACGCGATGAGGCCGCTGTATCACGCGTTCGCGTTCGGGGAACACCGCTGGCTCGACCGGGAGAACGGGCGGGTGTATGTGATGTCTCCCGACATTTACACGGACGTACCCGACGACGCAGGCGCCGCGAGGCCACTGCGGTGGCTGCGGCGTGCTCCGGGACTGAGCATCGAGAACCGGATCATCTACTACCCCGCGCTCGAGGTGGACGTGCAGACGGGTGTAGGGCTGTCCAGTGGGCAGGGATCCGATCCACAGCTCATGATGCGGATGTCCGACGACGGCGGGCATACGTGGGGAAATGAGTTGTCGATCAGCGTCGGAGCACTTGGCGAGTACGGCACGCGCGTTCAGTTCCTGCGGTGCGGCGGCGCCCGGCGGCGTGTGTTCGAGATCAGCGGGAGCGATCCCGTATTCTGGGCGATCCTGGGGGCATATCTGCCCGATTTCGAGAAAGCCAATCCGGGGCTCGGGCAGCAGCAGAGGGTGGCGTAAGTGGCGCTGAACGCCGAGCCGCTGCCGGTCAAGGATCGGGTGGTCAACATCCGGCGTAAGGACATCAAGCCCGACGAAGTAGACCCGAACGAAGGGAAGATGACGGCGATCTGGCAGGAGGCGCTGAGCGCTCAGGGCGAGACAGTAGCGCAAGCGGCTTCACGTATCGCGCTCGTGGAGCTCACGGCGCAGTCGGCGACGATAGGCGCGACGCCGCTTCTGGCCGAGCCTTCGGCGGGGCTGTATCGGCTGTCGTGGTTCGCGAAGATTTCTGTTGCGGACGGCGTGAGCAGCAGCCTGACGATTTCGGCTCTGTTCACGGATGAGGGAGACAGCATCACGATTTCCGGGTCAGCGATCACGGGGAACACAGTGTCTACGGTGCAGAGCGGGGTTTTGCAGCTTCACTCCGATGCCGGGGTTCCGATTTCGTACTCGGCTACTCGCGTGTCTGGCGGCGGCGGCCCGGCGATGCAGTTCTCTCTCTACGTCACCCTAGAAAGTGTCGCCGCATGATCGCCCGCGAACTACCGAAAGAAGAATGGGGGAACGTCGAGGCCGCGCGTCTACTCGGCGCTGCGAGTCCGCACGAGGCGGGCGTCTTCGTGGTCGAGGTAGACGGAAAGGTGATTGCCGAACTTACGGCTGTACGGCTGACGCACCTCGACGGCTTGAAGATCGCTCCCGAGTACCGGGGCAACCCCGCCGTAGTTCGCAAGCTCCTGCGCGTCGCTACGAAGGGCGCGCTCCGATGGTTCGACGGCAACGTAATTGCTTGGGCCGATACGCCGCATGTGCGGGATATAATCGAGCGACTGGGCGGACGTCCGTTGGCCGTCGAGAGTTTCGTGCTTCCGTTGATGGAGGACTAGAAGATGCCGCATCCCGCATTGATCCCCCTAGCGGCGGCTGTCGCGACTGGAGTTTTTCAGTCACGTTCCAACAACAAAGCCATACGCGCCTCGTCGCAAGCCGGCGCCGATGCCCTGGCCTTCTCTCGCGAGCAGGAAGCCACACGCCAGCGCGAGCGAGCCGAGCAGATGGCGATGGAGCGTGCTCAGTGGGACGCCCGCGAGCAGCGCCGAGGGGAGATCCTGGCCCGCTACGGGCGCCGGTACACGCCGCGACCGTACTCGGGAGCGCCACAGGGGAGTTCATCCTCGACGTTCGGCCAGATGTTCGGCGCCCCGACGATGCGGCGGCCGACGACTCTCGGCGGCATGTACGGTGGCTGATGTCCACCCTTGCGCCGTGTGCTCGCTCGTGGACGCCGACGACTCCGCGAAGTCGGTCAAGTTCTGTTCCTGGTGCGGCAGGTGGCTCTGCGATTCCTGCCGGCCGGATTACCTCAAGCGCTTCGCCGCCGCGAAGAAGGCGGCGCGTATGACGATCGGGAGACTGTTCGGCGCGATTCGGGAAGGGGCATAAAATGACTCCGGGCGGCTGCGAAGACGGCGACTACAGACCCGAATGTTGGCCTGGTGAGCATGGCGAGGAGGGCGGTGCTAGCTGCGGCCCAGGAACCAAGTGGAGTCCAGCAGACCACAAATGCGTGCCTGATGGCAGCAGCGCTCCAACCGGCGGCGTCCAGTGCGGCAACGCCGTGTGCGTCGGTGGCGGCACGTGCGAAACCGGTCCGGACGGGCAACCGCAGTGCTCCAAGAATAAACCGCCGGCTGGTGACGGCAGCGGCGAGGAAGGAACCGGCGACGACTGGCCGTCGTTCTTCGGCTCCAAGAAACCTGATTTCAGCTTCGGCCCTGCGCCACGCTTCACGGCGCGGCGCTTCAAGGCCCCGACGCTTGAAGAGGCGCAGAACGAACCCGGCTATCGCTTCGCGGCGGACGAGGGACGGAAGTCTCTCGACTACTCCGCTTCCGCACGCGGCGACGTGCGCAGCGGCGGACACCTCAAGGACATCTATTCCTGGGGCAACAAATTCGCCGAGCAGAACTACGGCAACGTGTTCAACCGCGCGCGGTCCGTGTTCGACACGCTGTTCGCGGGAGATCTGGCCGAGTTCTCGCCGCTGATGGAGGAATGGCGGCTGAAGTTCGGCGCGAATCAGAAGGCCGGCGAGTTGGGCTGGGACAGGGAATGGCAAAACTATTTGTCCCTGATCGACAAGTACAAGTGGTTCAATCCGTCCGCTGACGCGATTCTCAACGCCGAGTTGAACAGCTAGCCATGCCCAGGGTCAGGATCCCGTGGGCGCCGTCGCGCGGAGACGCGTACCAGGTCAACACTGAGATTCCCCGGCTGATGCTGGAGATCGGCCGGCAGCGAGCGGAGGGGATACAGCGCGGCGGCGACATCTGGTCGCGGACGCTCGGAGACATCGGCGCGGGGCTTAGCGGAGCGCTCCAGCAGCGCGCGGAGCAGAAGCAAGTACAGCAGGCGAAGCAAGTCGAGCGCCAGAACGTCGGGCGCGTGGAAGGCGCGTTGACCAAGGCGCGCGAACCCGGCAGCGACGCGGCGACGATCGAGGCCAGCCTGCCGCCCGAGCTGCGCGGGAAGTTCCGCGAGTCGTGGGCGCGGATCGACGAATCCGAGAACAGACGCAAGAAAAGCATGCAGGAAGCGCAGGCGGCGCATCTGGACTACCTCGGGGATCTCGCGGCCGAGGTGGAGAGCTTCGGCGGCGGCCCTGACGGCGGCGTGTCCGCGGCCAAGATCGCGCTCCAGCGTGCGAAGTCTCAAGGCGTGGCCGAGGCTGACCAATGGTCGGAGATGATCGCGCAGGATCCATCTCGGCTGCCGCTGTTGCTCCAGGCGGCGAAGAAGGCGTCCCCCAAGTGGCAGAAGTTGATGGGCGAGGAAGAGACGCGGAAGCTGTCGGCGTCACGTGAGGGGCGCGAGCTTGAGGCGTCACGAGGGCTTGCCGCAGACCGGCTCGCGGACAACACGCGCGGGCAGGCGACGCTCGCTGAAACGATCCGGCATAACCGAGCGGGCGAGATCAAGGCGCCGGAGAAAGAAACGCCGCAGTGGGCCAAGGACAAGGACGGCAACGTCCGTTTGATGACGCCGAGCGAGATCCGGTCTGGTGGTGCTACGTGGCCGGCCGCGCCGGCTCGCCCTCCGACCGGCCAGCAGCAGAAAACCCTCGGCTTCTTCAACCGCGCCAAGCAAGCGGATGATGACCTCACAAAAGTAGAGGCCGAAATCGGGAAGATGGGCCTAGCGGGCCAGACGCAGCTACAGTACGCGCCGAACTGGCTTCAGACCGACGCCGGCCAGAAGTACCGGCAGAGCCAGAGGGCATTCACCGAGGCCCGGCTGCGCCCTGACTCCGGCGCGGCGATTGCAGAGTACGAGTTCAAGAACGACCAGCAAACGTACTTCGTGCAACCCGGAGACAGCGCTGAGTTGATCGAGCAGAAGCGCCGCGCGCGAGCTACGGTCTTGGCTTCCATGGGCTACCAAGCCGGCCCGGCGCTACAGGGCTTCTACGGTGACGAAGCGCCGGCCTTGATCGAGAACTACAAGGAGCGCGCAAAGAAGAAACCGGCTGGCCCCGCAGTCGGCACGCGCAGGACGATCAACGGCCAGCTTGGAGAGTGGGACGGCAAGGGCTGGAAGGCCGTCCGCTGATGGCGCAACCAGGGGCCAATCCGGGCATGGGGAGGCCGGGGCCGATTCCGCGGCTCGCGAAGGACAAAGAAGAAGCGGAGTACCTCTCCACTGACCCTGACGCGGGCGAAGAGATCGAGACACCGCCCGAGCAGTATCGGCAGCCCCAAGGCTTCCTTGAAAACTACCTTGAAGCCTATGGCGCGATGGTTACGGGCGAGTCCGAGGGCCTTGAGGCGCAGGGCAGGGCGGGGCTGACCGGGCTGGCGATGGTCGCGCCGGCAATCGGACTCCCGCTCGCTACAGCGGCGGCGCCCGTGCTGGCCACCAAGGGCGGCATGGGACTGACCGCGGCCGCGCTGGCCCTGGCGTCCGGCTCTAGCCTCGATTCCGCCGCCGCTCAGAGTGTGGCCGCCGGCCTTGGCATCCCTTGGGCTGCGAATACCACGCTCGGCCGGAAGATACTCCAGGGCGTCGCGCGGAAGCTCCTAGGGGCCGAGGCGGCCGCCGCCCCCGCTGCAGCCGCCCCCGCCGCTGCTGTGGCATCTGTAGCCCCGTCTATGGCCGGCGCTCAGGCGGCGTCGCGCGTGCCGGCGCCGAGCATCCCGTGGCGTCCGCCCGTTGGGGCGGCGCCGAACGCGGCGACTCGTGCTGCGGGCTCCGGCGCCGAGACGGAGATGGCCGCTCGACTCTCCCCGCCGCCCGTCGCGGCCAAGCCAGCAGTACCGAAGCCCCTCGCCGAGACCGCGCGCAAGGTAGCAGCGAAGGCGAAGGCGAAGGCGAAGCCAGCCAAGGCTCCCGAAACCGAGGCGCTGCCAACCGAGGCGCAGACAAAACAGGCCCAGGCTATCCTCAAGGATTACGCTTCGACGCAGGGCGCAACGCGAGCCGCCTTTGAAGCTACGCTGAAGGAAAGCGGGCTTTCCATCGAACAAGTACAGAAAATCGCGATGGGCGGGCTCAAGATTCCGGACGCGTTCTTGGAGTCCACAGCGGCGGCAAAGAGAGCCCTGGCGTCGGGCAAGAAGAAGTACGGCCCTGGCGGCGCCGCGATGCCACGGACGTTGCGAGGGTACGGAGAAAAGTGAAACTCAGAAAGCTACTCGCGTCGATTCTCGCGCTGGCGCTGTTCATCCCGGCGCCGTTGCATGCGGCCACTGGGACCGTGACGCCCGCGCCGGTCTTCACCGGCTTCGACGACACTGGGACAATCTGCGTTGCCTGCAAGCTCTACACGTACCTCGCCGGCACGAGCACGCCGCAGGACACCTACAGCGAAGTCACGCTCACGACGGCCAACGCGAATCCTGTGGTGCTCAACTCAGCGGGCCGTGCCGTAGTGTACCTGCTCCCGACTTCCTACAAGTTCATCCTGAAAACCTCGGCGGACGTGACG